TATGTTATTTTATTACCTTCTTCAAATATAGGTGAAAAAGTAACTGCTACTAAATTATACTATATTACCCCTATTAGTTTATGGAATTCACCTCACCATAATGCCTCTCCTTTTATAGTAGATGCTTTACCTGAAAACCAACAACAAGATTACCAACAAACAGAAGGAGGTTCAGTTAGAAGGTCTACAGATCAATCTACAGAAATTACTTTAGGAGAATATTTTCAAGAAAAATTAAATATTCATCCCTTATTACCATTTGAAGGAGACATTATATATGAAGGTAGATGGGGTAATTCAATTCGCTTTGGTAGTACAGTAACAGAAAAAGAAAATACATGGTCTTCTAGTGGTGAAAATGGTGATCCTATTACTATTATTAGAAATGGGCAAGACCCTAATTCTTCAGATGAAGGTTGGATTCCTATTAAAGAAGATATAAATAAAGATTTATCTTCTATTTATTTAACTTCTACCCAAACCATTCCCTTAAACCCTTCAGTAACAGATTATAATAGTTATAATTCACCCCCTGAAAAAATAGATCAATTTTCAGGTAAGCAAATTATACTTAATTCTGGTCGATTAGTTTTTAATGCTAATTCAAATCATTTACTTTTAAGTGCTGAAAAATCTATAGGTTTAAATACTTTAGGTTCAGTTAATATTGATTCTAAAAATGATACTATACTTAAAGTAGGAAATAATAGTAAAGTATTATTAGGTGATAAAGAAGCAAAAGAATCTGTTATTTTAGGAGATAAATTTTTAACCGACTTACAGGTATTTTTACAAGAAATGGTTAAATTAAGCTCAGCATTAGTAGCATCAGGTATTCCTGTACCTTTTGCTCCAAATGCGGCTGCAGCATCAACAGCCCCTACAATGGCTACAGCTGCTCAAAATATAATTAATAAAATTGAAAATTATAAATCTAAAGTAAGTAAAACAGTATAATGCCTACAATTGATACTAAATTAAAAACAGCTTTAATGGGTGTAGCTACTAAATTACTAGTAGCTCAATCCACTAAATTTCAATCTATGTTATTGAAATTAAAGAATGATTATTTAGTTAAATTACAAGAAGAAGGCATAAACCAAATTACCGAAAAAGGTCCTACAATAGTTTGTCCTGTTATTATTCCCGAAATAGAAAAAATATTACCTAAAATTAATACTTTAAAAAGTATACTTTCTAATATAGATAAATTAGCAGGAACCATTAATAATATAACTACTAAAATAGAAAAACCTTTACCTACAATTAATACTGCCACTTTGGCTTTAGAGCTTTTACCTGCACCTATTCCCCCTGGATTACCTGTAAGTGTAATTTTAGGGATAAGTAAAGCTATAGATGTTTTAAAAAAACTTACAGATGGATTAGAAACAGGATCAAAATCCTTATCTACAACTTCAGGTATTATAGTTGAATATGTTCGAATTTTAGATAATTTATTACAAACTGTAGAAAATACTCTTTTACAAATAGTAAATTTATGTGCTAGTAATTTTAATGATACTCAAGAAGCAGAACTTATAAATAATATACGAGATGCTCTTTTATTTGATCCTGAAAATGCTAATTCAACATTAGAAGAAGATACACAAATAGAAAATGAATTAGAAGAACAATTAACTAATGGGGATTTAACCTATCAAGGTTTTAGATTAACTATAGAATATGATCCTACTCCTACTACTCTTTTACCTAGTAAAAGAATTAAAGCTACAGGTTTATCAAATACTGCAGTTGAAATTTTAGTAGAAGGAGGAGAAGCTGATATTCCTATAGAAGGGATAAAGTTATATTATCCTGAACCCTTACCTTTAACTGAGGAAGAAATTCAAGAATTACAATCTCAAGGTAACTTTTATGATTCTTCTTATACTTATAGTTCTAATAATTCAACTTTATTAACTTTAATTAAAAATAAAATTGATAATTACCTAAATGGTAAAACTGAAGATTATGTTAGATATAAGATAACTTTTAACTATGAGGAACCTAATTTTAGAGATCAAATCCAATCCCAAATTACTTGGTTACAAAATTGGCAAAACCAACACCTTGAATTAGATCTTTCAGAACCAATACAAGAAGGTCAAGATCTTTTAGAAGAAGTACCTGATACATATTTTAAATTTAAATATAATGGGGTACCTATAGAAAATGGATCAGTTTTAAACTTACCCCTGGGAAACGCTGAGTTAGAAGTTGAAGAAAACACAGCATTTAAAACACATTATGAAGATTTTTTAAATGCAAAGAAAATAAATGTTTTAGACCCTTCGATAACATCAGGTAATAGTATTTTATTGAATTTATCTAAAAAATCAATATCAGACCAGATTACAGGTGGTGGTGGTTTTGGTGTAGGTGGTGGTGGTTTTGTCCAATCGATTCAAAGTAGTAGTGAAACATACTACATATTAAATGTTATAAATGCTTCAACAATTGAGGTTATAGTTGAAACTACAGGCACCAAACGAGGAGAAGATTACTATAATTTTGATAATTTTCCTAATAACAGTGTTGTACCTTTTTTGTATACTCCTGAAAATATAGATACTAATAAACCACCCCAACCTAAATATTATGATGGGAATGAATTTCCCCCAAAAGGTTGGTATGCTTTTGATATTAAAGAAGATAGATGGGAACTTTTAAATTTAGAACCTTTTGGTTATGTAGAGGGTGTTAAAGATGGGGATTGGAAAGTTAAAAGAGAAAATGGTAAAAATTCATATTATAGGTGGATAGAAGGAGTTTATACAAATAATGGTCAATTAGACCCACAAAATTATCCTAAATGGTCTCCAGAAAACGAAGATAGTTGGAAAGCTCGTGTAGGGAATATGTGGAGGATGTGTGGAGATTGGGGGGCATTATATAATGTGCCTAAACCCTCAGCAGGAACCGATTATACATGCGTTATATATTATATTTCAAATGAAAATGATAATAATGATGATAAAGATAATCCTATTGATACTTTAAGAGGAGCTATATGGAAATGGGATGAAGAACTTGTACAATGGGTTCCTCAAAATCTAGGTACTCTTTTAACTTATACAAAACCAACAGACAATGAGTATTGGAACCCCAGTAATTGGAATACTAGTAATAATAAGTTAGATATCTCAATTAATCAAAATTATATTCCTGGTGGAGGTGAATGGGCTACTATTTTACAAGCAGATGTAGATAACGCATATATAAGTGCTTGTTTTAATGATATTAATCCGGGTCCATATTTTTACTATTATGCATTGTCTTGGATTTATATTTCTCCTGTAAATCCTTTACTTAGAATAGTACCTTCTATAAAAAAGAAATATCAATATGGTTCACCCCCTTCTGTACCCATTACTAGTATAACCCGTGACTATGATAACTTAAGCCAAAATAATTTTGATGAAGAACAAAAAAGATTAGCTAAAAAACTTTTTGAAGCAAGATAAAAAAAATAATTTTTAATATTTATAAATAAAATAGTAATGAAACTTAACGAATTAAAGAAAATAGTTAAAGAATCAGTAAAAGAAGCTATTCAAGAGGAATTAAAAGATATTCTACTTGAAGCAGTTCGTTCTCCAAAACAAGTTGTACAAGAAAACGTTTCTATTCCAACCCCACAACTTTCATCAAAACCCACAATTGATTCTAAAAAAGCATATATGGATGTAATGAATGAAACAGCTTTAAGTTTTAATTCTTCAAATGCTCAAACTTTTAATCCTAGACAACCTGGAGTTGATCCTATAAATGGAAATTTACCTGCGGGTGAATTAAGTTTAGATCAAATTTCAAGTTTAATGAAATAATAAATGGCTTTTAGTCCTAGAAAAATATCACCATTAGATTTAAAACCTAGCACAGGTATTGGGGTATCTTTACCTTTTTCTTCACCTACAGCTTTTAAAACTACTTATACTACAAAAGATGCTATTAAATCTAATTTAATTAATTTCTTTTTAACTAATAAAGGTGAAAGATATTTAAACCCTTCATTTGGGGGTGATTTACGTAGATTTATTTTTACACAAATAACAGATGGAAATTTAGATTTTTTAAAACAAGATATTCAATCTCAAGTTTCTCAATATTTTCCTAATGTTATAGTTAAAGAATTATCTGTTTTTCAAGGTCAAGGAACTCAAGAACAACAAGTTACAATAAAAATGGTTTATAATGTAGCAAACACTAATACAACAGATTCTTTAGAAATACTTTTTAATTAATGGCTAAGAGTAGAGATATAAAATATATAAACAGAGATTTTGGTTCTTTAAGACAAAGTCTTATTGATTATTCAAGAACTTATTTTCCAACATCATATAATGATTTTTCCCCTGCTTCTCCAGGTATGATGTTTATGGAAATGGCGGCCTACGTAGGTGATGTCCTTTCATTTTATTTAGATAATCAATTACAAGAAACTTTTTTACAATTTGCTCGTCAAGAAAATAATTTATTTGAGTTAGCTTATATGTTTGGTTATAAGCCAAGAGTAACAGGGGTTGCAACTACTACTATGGATTTTTACCAACAAGTACCCTCTATAGAAAGTGGCTCTGGAAATTATGTTCCTGATTATTCTTATGCTTTATTTGTAAACCAAAACGCTTCAATAAAATCTACAAGTAATAGTGCTGTTAGGTTTTTAGTACAAGACGATTTAAATTTTGCTTCCTCAGGTTCTGTAAATCCAACCGAAGTTACTGTTTATTCAGTTGATGGGAGTGGTAACCCAACATTTTTCCTACTAAAGAAATCAAGAAAATCTATCTCAGCAACTATTAATACTACAACAGTTTCCGTAGGTGCTCCTCAATCATTTTTTACAACTACCATTAATGATTCTAATATTGTAGGAATTTTAGATATTATAGATTCTGATGGTAATGAATGGTATGAAGTAGATACTTTAGGTCAAGAAACTGTTTTTGATACTATAAGAAATGCAAATGCTTTTGATCCCAATTTTACAGCAGATTCAGGTGATGTTCCTTATCTTTTAAGATTAAAAAAAGTTCAAAGAAGATTTGCAACTAAGTTTGTAGACTCGGGATCTATTCAACTCCAATTTGGTGCAGGTAAAACTACAGATGATGATGAAAGTATAATCCCAAATCCTGATAATGTAGGTATTGGGTTACCTTTTGAAAAAGTAAAATTAACAACAGCCTTTTCTCCAACAAATTTTATATTTACTAATACTTATGGTATAGCTCCTTCTAATACAACTTTAACTATTAGGTATTTAACAGGTGGGGGAGTAGAAGCTAATGTACCCTCTAATGATTTGACTACTTTAACAGCTAATATTGAATTTTTAAATAGTAATTTAGACCCAACAACCTCTCAAACAATATTTAATTCAGTAGCTGTAACTAACCCAACTGCTTCTAGTGGTGGTGGAGATGGAGATACAATAAATGAAATAAGACAAAATGCTATTTCTAATTTTGCTACTCAACAAAGAACAGTAACTGCAGATGATTATTTAGTTAGAGCTTTAAGTATGCCTTCTAATTATGGATCTATTTCTAAAGCTCATATTACTCCTGTTTCTTTAAAAGATTCACCTAATGCTGAAAATACTCCAATTTTAGATTTATATGTTTTAACTTATGATCAAAATAAAAGATTAGCAGTTCCTACAACTACATTAAAACAAAACCTTAGAACTTATCTTTCTCAATATAGAATGGTAGGTGATACTGTTAATATAAAAGAAGCTTTTATTGTTAATATAGGTGTTAACTTTGAAATTATAGTTTTACCTGATTATAACAGTAGTGAAGTAATTTTAAATTGTATTAATTCTTTAGTAGAATATTTTAGTATTGATAAATGGCAAATTAATCAACCTATAATTTTAAAAGAATTAAATGTATTGTTAGATAGAGTAGAAGGGGTTCAAACTGTTAAAAATGTAGAAATAGTAAATAAAGCAGGTGAAAATCTAGGTTATTCAAGATTTGGATATGATATATTAGGAGCTACTTCTGCGGGTATTATATATCCTTCTTTAGATCCTATGATTTTTGAAATTAAATACCCCACAACAGATATTCAAGGTAAAGTTGTATCATTTTAATATTTATAAATAAAAAATGGCTGTATATAAATTATTTCCAAGTAAAGATACAACTATATATTCCTTATTTCCTTCAATGAATACAGGATTAGATGAAATCCTTGAAGCTACAACTACAACATTTGGTGCTAATAATACTATAAACCCCCAAGTAAGTAGATTTTTAATCCAATTTGATCAATCAGACATTACTAATATTATAGATAATAAAATATCAGGTTCAAATTTTGATATTTATTTAAATTGTTTAGTTTCTACAGTAACAGGTTTAACTTTAAGTTCTTCAATCATAG